CAATTCTCAAATCGCCGCGGCTTGGGTTTGCTTCGTCGAACTCGCCAACAATCTGGATTTTGTGAGTGTCAACCGTTCGGCTTGTCATGCGTTGCGCATCGTTCTTTTTAGTGGCCAGCATATTATCCAACGTCAAAAACTTTTGATCGTCGGGGCGGCTAAACCATTGTGATGAAACCGCGGAATTGCCAATCCCGTGCGCGAATGCGTTAGTTGTATAAGTCATATTATGTTCTCCGTAAAAACAAAAAGGGGGCGGAATTGCTCCCTACCCCCATAATATCGCATAAAGTTATATATAGCGCAAGCTAATATTTAAAAAAGTTATTCCGCTCCAATATCCCCGGCGACGTGGTGGCGGATAATACTGCGCGGCGGTAAAGACTTGGCGAACCGTTTTAACTTTTCGCCGTCGGTCTCATCGGGCTGGGCGTGGTTGCTAGTCGCTACCCAATGCAGTCGAACGTTTCCGCCATCGGCGTAGCATCCGCCGCGGGTATCTTGGTCGGCGGCTTTATTCTTGGCAGCACCATGCGCAGTAAATCCAATAATAAAATCACGATCCAAACGTGCGCACAATGGGTCGCCGTTGCCACAATCGCGGCAGCTAAACCCGTCGCGGTATTCTGCTGGGCATCGCACAATCTTTTTATTAAAAGGCGCATCGCCTGATTTTTTGCCTTGCCAGAATTTATCGGGAACAACGCAAACCGACGGGACGCCGTTATAAATTGACGCGGATGCAGCGCCCAAAGTGTCGGCGCTAAAGTTAATCACGGTTTTACCTTTACGCAATTTTTTGCCCCAGCCATAAACGTTCGGATCAAAATGCGAGTAAGTAAACGATTGGCCTTTAGTCGGGACCGCATCCAAAAGCGCGTCCAAATAATTGGCGTCAATTTTGTTTGAACCTTTACCGCTGCAATTCATTTTGCAAGCCGCTGGGCAGGTCGCATATTTCTCCCCATCGCCAGCGCGATAAGTCACGGCGATGCCTTTGGTTTTTTCTGCTCTGCTAATTTCTACTGTCTTTAACATGGTTGCCCCCATAGTTGATATAAGATTTATCGCATACCTTAACCAATAAAAAACCCGGCGTCAACCGGGTTTAATTTTTTGCTTTTTTATTTACGCCTTCGTTGAACACGTTGTTGCGGTCTCTTTTGCGGGCGTGGTCTCCGCTGCTCACGTTCGAACTCTTCTACTGCGTCCGACCCATATCTAAGTTTTGCCCACCATCTAATCAAAAAAAACATTTATTAACCCCAATCTTTTTGTATGCCGTCTTCTTCGGCGGCGTTAAACCCACGAGTATAAGCGGCTATTTCTTCTGCGCTCATATCCTTGAGTTCAATTTTTTCACTGCTATGCGTCGCGCCTTCAAAATAATGCGGGTCGAATGCTCGACCATAATAGTAATCAGCACCCCCACGATCATAAGGACCACCGTGACGTTGGTCATAACGGCTCGAATCAAACCGGTCTTTTTCTAATACTGTCATATTAACCTCCGTAGTTTTATTGACTATGGGATGATATGCGATGTTGTGGGACAAATCAAGCTAAATATTTCTGACCAATCTACTCGACCCTCCACGTGGTGGTAGGGATCAACTTTTAACCCTTCCATTTTAAGGTCTACTGCGTCAGCACCTTTGTATAAAAAAAATTGTTCTGGCAGATTTTTTGTCTTGTGCTTTTTAACCATGACCCAAACACTGCCGTGCCCATGATTAGTTAGCCATGCAACTTGGTGGGGTCGTAAATCTACCGCATTGCCTGCGGTTGCTTTCAATTCTACAAAGTGGAAATTACCAAACTCATCTAACAAAACTACGTCCGGCACTCCGGGCATTGCCCACGTTTCTAACCGAGTCGCTTTAATGTTGCGTCCGGTTTTCTCCATCCCCGTCTTCATCTGCCTCCAGAAGTCGGCCTCTCGCTTTGTCGCGGTTTTGGGGATTGCTCTCTCCTTCGGGAGTAACGTCGATAGTAATCGGGGCATAGCTTTGTTTTATCTCCTTGAGTGCTTTCAAGACTTCATCCTTACTCATACTGTCGATGCTGCCTGTTCTTATTTCACTCTTACTTACATAGATGTCGCCTTGCGCTTGCCCGCGTCTATATTCGGCTTGGACGGCTGCACTGTATGCGCCGTTGGTTAATGCCATATCACGAATGGTTTGCAGGTCTCGCAAATGGCGTTGGTAGTTGACCCCAAACTTTTCATCCAGTTCGGCACGATATGCTTGGATCGCGTGAACAACATGGGGGCTAATATTTGCATTGGTTAGCTCATACGCTCTAGTGTGGGCGGAGCTAACAGGATACCCGGCATTAATCGCCGCTTCTCTCATAGTGATCTGCCCATCTTTAGAAACCAGTTCTTTAACAAACAGTTCCTGCTTACGGGTCAAAGGTTGTGCTTTTGTTGCGCGGGGCCTACCTGCCTTCTTTTTTACAGCAGGTGGTGCAGACTTTGGTGCGGGCATTTTAATTCTCCAGTTATTAAACGATAGTTTGCCACAACTTAGCCCGCTTTAGTATATATAGACAAGAAAATAAAAATAAATGAAAAAACTTTTTGAGCCCTTATACGCAATTCTGCTCTTTTGGTTACATAAACTTTAGTACGGTTACTTTTTTGTTTCTTACTTATGTAACTGTATATCTCTATATATAACAAGGGTTTAACTGCTCTGGTTACACGGTTACACCGGTTACACCTATTTTCACTAAAAAATATTATTTCTTATTTATATCTCTATATATACAGAAACCCCGTTAACTATGTACCGTGAGCCGTGAATGTTGGATAATCCCAGACGGCCCGGCCTCTGGCACTCCTAAAGCCGGTTTGCGTTTTCGCATTCTGGAACCAAAGACTGGGGGTCGGGCCACCAGTTACTTGAACAGCCAGACGGCTAGACCTGCAAGCAATCCACCTATTACAGCCATGATCGAATACTTATGTTCTTCGGTCCATGGTGTTTTGACGGGTGAAGCGTATTCATACCAGTGTGTATCGGTATCTTCTATTGGGGGATTTGCTACGGCATCTGCTGCGTTGTGCGCTTTAACGTGGTCTAGGACCTCGCCTTTCTTCCAGCGATTAACGAGCTTTGGTCCGCGGGTCGCGGTTGTTGGTACTTTAGTAGGTGCTGGGAACTCACCCAGTTTGACCTTTCGGTACACGGTTGGTTTAGATACGCCTGCTACCTCGCAGACTTCATCTATGGTTAGTAGTGCTTTCATGGTTTTCCTCTCTTAATTTTTTGCGTCGTTGAAACTCTCGTTCTTTGTCTTGAACAATCAAATACGCACCCCGGAACATAAACCCCAAAAATGCTCCGAAGAGCATAAATGAGAGGGCTTCTAGGGTTAGCCCTGTAAAATCCGTTGCCACGCTTTTTCGATCTCTAGTGATCTTTGCAAACGTTCTTTGGGTTTTAATCTTTCATCGCATTCGGCTTTATCTAGCGACTCGTTCACCACCTTATTGATGGTTGATACGGCCCAAGACCATTCGATGTCGCTTACTCGCTTTTCGGCTTCCACGTGTCTACCTCCACATACCAGTTACCCGGTTTATTTTTACTGTCTAAAACTTGCGCGTTTACCCACTCATCGGTTTGTTCCGTGAGCCATGAAAGGAGTTCTGCGCGGTTTATGTTGATGTTTGCTTTCACAAAATCAGGTGCATTGTCGCGTGGCTTTTGTATTCTTAGCCCGTTTACAAAAATTTTATCTGCCATTTACTACTCCTAAAAAAGAATGACCCCAGCCGGGGGCAACCGTACTGGGGTCAGGGTCAACTACGGAGAACATGATTCACATGCTCAGACACAGTATAGGTCCAATGTATGGGATAAGCAACACTTAATCGCATATCCTTGGCATCCTATTTTTGCAGTCTTCCAACGCTTCTGTGGCTGATTGTCTAAACTCACCGCGATAAACCTCTTTACCGTGTTCATCTTTGATGATGGGTAGATAGCCAAAACCTTGATTGTCCCGCGTTACGGGTAAGAAACCTTCACCACCAACTACTCTGACGATGAGGTCGTAATTCATCGTTGTTGGTCGTCTTGTTCGACGGCTGCGCTTTGTTTAGCAGCTTCTTTGTACCACTCAAAGACTAGCCGTAGCTGTCCGCCGATGGTTCGGCCTTCTGCTTTCGACAGTTCTTTTATCTCTTCATACACCTCGCGTGGTACGAGAATGCTTTTCCAACGTGTTGTATCCATTAAAACTCTCCGATGCCCCCGGAATATATATCTACGATAATATAGGAACATATATAACAATGCAAGAAAAACCCCGCAAGTGCAGGGTTTCAAGGTTATTTTGCTTCACCCCACGATGGTCCTATCTCCACATCACACTTTGAAGGCACTTCAAGCGGGACAGCCTCCACCATAACTTTGGCCACGGCGTTTGCTTCATCGACATTTTTAACGGACATTGCAATCTCATCGTGTATCTGGAGCATGGGCAGAATGCCTTGCTTGTATAGATCGACCATCGCTTTTTTCGTCATATCCGCAGCAGATGCTTGGATTAAACGATTGAGCGCCTTGTAGGTGTAAGCCCGCTTTAATCGGGTCGTGGGCCCATATTCGTCAACCGCTTCCCGGTAAGGCATAGCTTTGTTCATAGCAAACGTATCGGGTTCCCACAGATCGAACCGGCACTTACGTCCCAGCAGCGAGGTCAGTGATCCGCCCGACGATTTCTCGTTCAGTCGATTCATAACGCCCGTCATCAAACCTTTAACAAACGGTACGCGGTCGTGGTATTGCTTCGTCAGCTTTTTAGCTTCCTCCACCGACACGTCCAGTTGTTCGGACAATTTGTTTACACCCATCCCATACATCATGCCGAGGTTGATAGTCTTGGCCTGCTTCCGTGGGATGTTAGCCATCTCCGCGACCATTGTATGGAAGTCCGTAGCTGGATCATTGTTGTATGCTTTTACAAAATCGGCTGCACCTTCTAGCGGAACGCCTCGCGTTTTACCGTATACATGCGCATAATGTACCAAGATGCGCGGTTCTTGTTGCGAGAAGTCAATAGCCGCCCACTGCTCACCTTCTTCTGGAAGAAATAACGAACGAATCATTGGCCCCAACTCTGGATCGCGGGCCGGGATTTGCTGCAAATTAGGATTGGACATGGAGATGCGGCCTGATACGGTTCCTCCATCGTCAGAACGGATTTGATTTATATGGGAGTGTATTCGACCATCAGCGTGGCAGTGTTTCATGATTGTATTGATGAAAGTGCCGGATGTCTTATTAAGGTTCCTAGCTTGGGTCACGAGTTGCGCGAGTGGATGCTCATGCTCTTGGAGGAAGAGTTTAGTGAAACTAGGTGCGCCCTTCTCAGTACGTGGGTAGTGGACTCCGACTTTATCGAACGCTTTAGCGAGAGATTGAGCAGCCCAGATTTCAACATTACTGCCGCTGATGCGCTTGATCTCCTTGAGGACATCCCGTTCCCGCTTGAGCAGGCTATCCCGCGTTCGCTCGACCTTCTCCGTATCAACCCTTACTCCTCGCATCGTCATGTCAACAAGACATGGGAGGAGGTCAAGTTCGAGATTAGCGATAGACCACAAGCTTTCTTTGCCAAGTTGAACGGAGAAGTAATTCCAGAGTTCGAGGGTAAGTTCAGCGTCACCCTCCGCATACGGTCCAACGTACATGGCGGGCATCTTCCACATTTCTGCTTTCGGATCGACTCCGAATTGCCGCGCCGCCTCCACTAAACCTTTTTCTGATTTAACTTTACCTAAGTGATCGTAGGCCAAAGCGTTGAGGCTGTAGCTAAATCTGTTTTCATCCAGTAGTGACGCTATGACCATCGTGTCGATGATCCGGCCATTCACCTGAAAGCCCATCTTCTTAATCCAGCCCAAGTCATATTGTGCGTTGTGCATGATCTTATCGGCAGGACATTCAAAGACTTTCTTCAGCCATTTGTTAACTTGCTTTTCATCTAAGTTACCGCCGCCGAAATGACGGATAGGTATGTAACCTGACCAATCATCAACTGCAATGGCGTAACCCACCACCTCACCATCACCTGTAGGCCAACCGGGGCCGTGCTTCTTTAGGTTTGGATCGCGTGTTTCCACGTCGATAGCTATCTTTTTTGCAGACGTTAAGTCTGGTAGTTCG